GACGGATGTTGTTGCCCACATTGCGGATGTAGACAGCATCATCAGAAAAATAACAGAAGAAGGATTTACGAGAGGGGCACAATGCCTCAGAGGCAATGCGCGAGAACTCAAGGTTGGTCAGCTGCTTGCAAAAATGAAGAACATGTTCGTCATTTTTGCCAAGGTAAAGATCAACGGAGAGCGCAATCTTATAAAATTCAGCAAAGCGAAAACCCTGCAAAGAGGCGGGAATTTTCAGGTCAACAACTATACGGCCATATTTGGGCTCGCCAGCGACAACGTCAAACTTGGCAAGTTCATCAGGCTTAACTTTCCCCTGCACAGTCCGCACCCACGGAGTGTCGGAGGCGAAAAAGACACCGTCAGAGACGATGCCCTTGAAGCCATCGATACGCAGTTGGCGCTTCGGGTGGGGGTCAGCATGGTGTCGAATACACTCATCAATATAGTTGGTATAATCATGAAAGGAAGACTCAAAATCGCGGTGCAAAAAATCAAAAAGAGCTTGGTTCTTCTGGAAAAAGCTACGCTGACACATAGATAAATAATAATCATATCCCGGAATTTCCGGTTTACGCATACAGGAATAACGACGCCATGAATAACGCATGATTTTGTTACAAGCCGCAAGAAGCACGGCGTTAAACTCGTACCCACTGAACCGCGTCCGACAAACGTTGGCGCGGTAGTTGGGATCGTCTGGAAAAATGACTTCGCCGTTAATGACGTATTGCGGGTTCTTCACCGGCACGAAACGGTCATTTGGGACGAAAACTTTCCGATAATCCGCCTCAATGGATGGGAGTTTGTAGGGACGCCGCGCGTAGAGGCCAAATGCACCTTGTCCCGGAGCTGAAAAGTTGGAATCTGCTTGTAGTCCAAACCGTTGATCTTATCAAGGGCGCAGCGCTGGATGTATCTCTCCTGGAGATACGCAATCTGAGTGTCCATAAGTATCTTTTGGGCACTGGGACGGTCTCGCCAGAGAAGATAATCCTCTTTACGCGCGAGAGCGGACTCAATAGCGCGAGAAAGATTGCGGTTGACGCCCCCAGTATCTCGGTCGACGGCGTCGTAGATCTCGAGCTTCGCTTCCTGACTGCGGAGATAGGTGAGGAGGTAACTAAAAACGGGCGCCGTGTAACACTTCCCGAAAGCCCCAATGGCCACAACCTCTGTGCTGCGACCTAAGTAGGCAAGAAAGGGGTCGTGGTGCTTAGCCAAATGTTCGGTGGGACCAAAACGGTACGACTTGATGGCAGTGTTTCCAGCACTGATCACGGCTAGCGAG